TTTTGGGTGGCATTGTAACCACACTTGCTCCATTATACCATGACCTCACTGCTCTCTGAACACTTCGGATAGAGGCAGAAAGAACCTGAGTCGGACATCCATGAATACGATACAGTTCAGAAATAGAACGAACTACCTCAAGTCCTGCTACAGATTGATCATCAAGTCGTCCCACAAAAGGAGACACATAATAAGCACCGGCACGAGCAGCAAGAATTGCCTGTGCGGCAGAGAAGATCAGAGTTACATTAACTCGAATATTTTGATAAGATAGTTCTCGACAAGCAGCAAGACCATCTTTGGTCATTGGAACTTTGACAGTTGTACAGAAACCAAACTTTTCCTGAAGTCTGAGTCCTTCTTTAATCATTTCATCAGCAGTACCAACAACTTCCATACTCAGATCATTAACTCCAAGATCTTTCAGTTCTTGATATACATCATCAGGGTTTCTACCACTCTTCATAATCAGAGTAGGATTGGTAGTAATACCATCAATCAGTCCGGTATCAAAATGTTTTTTAATTATTTCAGTATCAGCAGTATCCAGAAAAATTTTCATTTTAACAAAAATATGGAAAAAGGCAGGTGAACCACCCTGCAGTTTAGGATCACTCCATGGTTTATATAATACGATGCACTTATCCGAATGTCTTAACTAACCAAGGCCCTGATTAGTAGAGGGGCTACATTTCACCCAACATTCTGACAGTTTACACCGGAGTAAGACGGGGACCACCCGAATAGTCCACAGGGAGTGGTTTCCAAACGTGCTGAACAATGAAGGTTCAGTTGCTGAATGGCACCTATGGTTGGGAGATCTCAACCCCCTAACGACTCAGGTAGGATTTGAACCTACGACCGACTGCTTAGAAGGCAGTTGCTCTATCCAGCTGAGCTACTGAGTCCTGTGAGAGGCGGGAACAGTCTGTCGTTCCTCTTGCCTCTCAACTCAGTTATTATAGGGCATCCCGGTCAGGGAGTCAAGCCTTTTTCTTGGATGTAGGCAGTTCTTCTTCGACTACTTCTGTCTCTGCTACTTCTGCTTCTTCCTGAGGTTCTGGTTCTGGAAGTGTAACACCCGTTTGTTGAAGATATTCAATAGCACCTTGAACCTTAAGGAAAAGTTCTCTTCTTCCTGCTGCAGCATTTTGAAGTTTTCCAAGTTCTTCATTCAGTGTATCTCTTTGCTCTAAAAGATTTGCAAGATGTTGTTGCTGTTCAGTCATTATCAACTCAAGTTATGTGTGATTTCCTATTATATAGACATGTAAATAATATAGGACTAAATAATTTCACATCGGTTTTCCTCATATACCAATGAAAAAAGTATTATTTGCTTTAGGTATGATTTTGATGACATCACCCGTTTATGCAGGTGGACTTGTTAGTAAGCACGCTACTAGTGTTCAATTGACAGTAGATGCTGCCAGAACAACTGCTTCAAGAATTGGTTCCTCATTCAGTATTTCGGGTTCAAATGTTGATACTACAGACGGATCAACTGCAGGAACAGTTTCTGCCGGTACTATCACCTCTGGTGTATACAATCCTGGTACAATTGCTGCAACACAAGATACTGCAGGTGCAGCATTTTCTTTCAGTCAATCATATACACAAGCTGATGCAGTTCCAACCTCAGCACCAACCGTAGGAACTGTAGGAAATCTTTCTACTCAAACTTCTTATGCTGCCGGAGACAATACTAATCTGGCAGGTACTGTAACTTCGGCAGGTGTCCTTACGGTGACTGCCGGTGGAGCAGGATCTAGTGCCATAGGACAATTTGTAAGTGAAATCACTGTAATCGACTGAGGTTAAATAAAAATGACTAAATTACAAGAGGCAATCGGTCTTGGGTTGGTTCTTGGTATAATTCATGGAATAATACAACCCGTATATAGTGTGCCAGTTGTGCCAAACTTTCAGCAAGGCTCAATGACTAGTCATACAGAAACAACAAGTAAAGTTGTTGAAACCATAAACTCTATGGATTATAATACTGGTTATCAGTATTCAGCAACTGGATCTGGAATAACTACAAATGATAATTTGTCTCCAGGAACTGGAGCAACAACTGTAACTATTGATGGAGTGACATCGACATGGACTGGAGTAACAAGCAAACCACAATTTACACAAACAACACCAGGAGCGGCGTTTCAGTTTACAGAAACTTATTCGGGACCTGGTTTACAAAATCACACGATTATTCAAAGAACAACAGAAGTGACAAGTATCACCGACACCACAAGTATTTTTTCCCAGTAATTCTATGCCTAACCAACCTTGCGACTGCCCCTGCCACTCTGGCGGAAACTGTAGGGGGTGTAAGTGCAACCGCAGCACCCGTAGCTAATAGTTCAGGCTCAGTCACAAACCAAGCTATTCAGGTATTACAAGGTCCTTACATAACGAATACTTATGGAAATGGTATTCAATGTCAAGGGGAAACTGTTAATTTCACACCATACCTAACAGGAACAGCATCCGCACAAAAACCATTTGAAGGAAGATACTGGGATAATGTTTATGATATGAGAGATTTAGATGAAGATGGAGCACCAGATAATCCTGGCAGTGTATTATATCAAGTTCCTATTAGAACTGGACAAAAAGATAGTTATAACTTATCATTAGGTTTCTCTGCTACATGGAGTATTCCTCAGGATAAAAAATTACAACAACAATGTAAAGAGGCAGCAGCCGCTAGTATTACATTAATGCAGCAACAATCTGCCAATAAAAGATTAGACTTTGAGATCGCCAGACTTAAGAACTGTGGCCAGTTAATAAAGGACGGAATAAATTTTCATCCCAAAAGTCCTTACTATAAAATTTGTGCGGATGTTGTCGTAAAAGATAAAACTTATATCACTCCACATTATCATACTATCCCTTCGGTTTCAAAGCAGAACGAAGTTGACGTATCGCACGATTCCGATCACGCTGCTCTACTCGGCGGTCCGATAAACTCAAAACCGGCAATTTCTTCCCCCTAATACTAGCAATCTTCTTAACAACTTTCTTTATAGTTGGTTTAATCACACGAAGTAAAATATCGGCAACTGGTTTAGCAAGAAGAGCAGAAGTTGTGGCAACTAAAGCAATTGCGGCTGTTGTAGTTGCTGCTTCTGGTGCTGGCAAATACTTTTCTTGCCAGGGTATTTCTGGTTCCGGTGGAGGAATTTCCTCAACAATTTCTACAGTGGCAGTCTGAGCAGGAGCAGGTTTTGGTATATCTTGTATAGGAATATCCTTTGGAGGTTCAGGTGCCTTATATGGTGGTATTGGTGCCTTTGGTGTTTGAATATGATCTTCGGCATTAAAATCTATCGGGTTATATGATGGAATACCCGCATCACAAAATGTTTTTACACCTCTTCCATCATCAGATTTAATTTGATTATTTTTTGGATTATTAGTTTCATGTGCCTCAACACATCCAGGAATATCAACAATTGGGAGACCAATCTCCAATACCACAGGTGGAGCAGAAGGTAAAGATAAAGATGCATCAGTTAACCATTTAGGAATTTCAGGTATGTCCAAAGACCTAACCCGAATTTCAGGTATATTAATATTAGGCATTAGTCATCAAACACTTTAAATACAGATGTCCAAATAGAATGAAAAAATACATAAAGGGCAAATGTACTTGCTCCTTCTCTTTTAGTATTATTTCGGTTTGTTTTTTTCTTATATTTCATAATTAAAAAGGAATTGCTCCACCAGTAATATTAGGCGCATTACCAGGAATTGCTCCACCAGTAACAGAAGGGATTTCTGGTATTTCTGGCATTAGTTTTTCAACAATACCAGGAATTGATTTTACAATTTCTTCAGTTGCTTTTTTTCTGGCATCTTCAATCATCACATCTTTATGCTTATATAACCAGAATCCTCCACCTACTGTGGCAGCACTAATAATGAAAGATGTTAGTGCCATGAAATTAAAAACTGTTTGCATTTTTTACTCCACTAAAGTTCCGTGCTGTCTACGTATTTCACGTAGTTCTTCAAAATCCTTTTTCTTTGTTCCTCCATCATATTCCCAAGCATATCCTTCAGCAATCATTTGTTCGTTGAGGGACAGCTCCGAATCCCCGATGTATAACCAGCCAAGAAGACGACCATACTTCCCGACGCCACCAACAAGTTCAGTCCTAACAGACAACTCATCATCACCAGATACAGCACCTTCCAATTTCTCTTTGAGCCAGTTTGTTGCGTCAATTCCAAGTTTCTTTTCCTCAAGATCTCTGGTTCTCTTCTCCGGAGTATCCACTCCTGCGATTCTAACTCTTTCTTTCTTGTAAAGATCAAATCCAAGATCGATAGTAACATCAATCGTGTCTCCATCAAGAACCCGATTAATCTCTATGACTCGAAAGTTGTAACATGACTTCCGACTGGGGGGAACCATAGCGCCCATTTTTTACCTCCTTTGCATTTGCCGCAATACCCGCGATGACAATCACTGCTGCGATGACTGCTCCCGCACCCCATACCCATTTTTCAAGAAGACGAACTCTAGATTTAAGTTCATCAATACTTTTTTCAAGACGGTCATAGTCATCTTTTCGAGTCATTCTCTCTTCGAGACTCATGACTCGTTCTCTCATACTACCAAAATAATTTTCTAGGACAGCGATTTGCTTATCCTGTTCAGCATCCTTACTTGTCAGGTCGCTCATCGTTCAATTCATCGAAAGCTATACGCATTATATAGACAATATAATATGAAACTCCCACTAATAATATTAAAATAGAAATAATAACACTCCATACAGGATCATTTACATTCTCATGTGTACGAAGAATTAAATTCATAATTATTTGTTTTTATTAAAGCGAACATGGTGACCTCCAAACATATACCTCATACCATTCAATATTTTATTGGCAAATTCACCTAATCGTCTTGAGTTAAATCTTTCGTAAAGCGCACTGCTAATAACAGGAACGGGTACACCAAGATCCACAGCGGCGTTAACAGTCCAACGACCTTCACCAGAATCGGAAACCCCCCCATCGAATTTTCCAAGCTTAGGATCACTGCGAAGTACATTCGCAGTAAGATCCAATAACCAAGACCCAACCACACTACCACGACGCCATAACTCAGCCACCTCAGCAACATCAATATCGTATTGATAATTTTCTGGGTCTGACATAGGAGCGACTTCAGCATCGCCTTCATGAATATAATTCGATCCCAAATTTGCATTTTTAAGAATATTGAATCCTTCTGCGTATGCTTGCATGATTCCATATTCAACTCCGTTATGAACCATTTTTACAAAGTGACCTGCGCCAGGTCCCCCACAGTGTAACCAACCGTACTCAGCAGATGTTGCGCGAGTGTATGGATCTGTGCGGGTTGCAGCGGTAATGCCGGGTGCAAGTGCCCGGAAAATGGGGGTACATACAGATACTGCTGTATTTGCACCACCAACCATAAGACAGTATCCACGCTCCAGACCATAAACTCCACCACTAGTACCACAGTCAATATATTGGATGCCCAACTTTTCCAACCTTTCTGCTCTCCTGCGAGAATCCTTAAAGTTGCTATTGCCATGATCAATAACAATATCCCCGTCGCTAAGAAATGGTAATAACTCATTTAATGTTCCCTCCACATTTTCTGCTGGTACAACCATCATAAAGATTCCCGGAACATAAGTTTTCTTACCACCAGTAAGAAAAACCGAATCCCCACTCTTTACTACTTGAACAAGGCTTTCAATAGAAGTTGTAACTCCGTCCACATATCCGTTTTCATATGCTTCTTGTGCCTTTTCATAGTTTCTCCTATAACCCCATACTTCAATTTCTTCTTTCATCATGCGACGAGACATACCCTCGCCCATTCTGCCGAGTCCGATAATTCCTACTTTCATAATCTATCTACTTATTTTGAGAAGTGCAAAAAAGAACTTCATATTTGCTAATTCGACTACATTATCTAGTTATTTTTTACTAGTATCCTAATACAAAATGTTAGCATCCACTAACTTCTTTTGCTATTTCTCCGCCAATATCACCACCAACATTCTGACCCAACATCACTGCCCAACCTGCTGCTAACCAACCAACATAAGGAATAGCAGTTAGTGCAGGAGCAATACCAGCAGTCATACTAGAGCCTACCATTGCACCGGTACTTTGTCCAGAACCTTCCGCCTTGATGCACGCTAATTTTTCGGCACTTAACTTTCCCTCTTTTGATTTTTCACCCCCCTGAAGATTTTTATATCCTTCCATTGTATATTCATGTGTAGTATATTCACTACGAACTTCACTTCCTTCAGAAGTTTTACCAAACCATCCCTTTTCTTTATGATCCTTATCAAGACTTAAACTCTTAGTGGTTGTAAGAGTTTTAGGATCATTTGCATTATATCTTAACTTATATCCTTCTTTATCAACCTTTACATCATAAGATGAATATTCTCCTGTAGGAAGATTAATATTGGGGTATTGAGGTTTATCAGCATACTTTTCGGTAATCTTCATCATATGTCCAAGTATACCAATATGTGCAACTGCAACTATACCCCCAACACCAAGTAGAACCCACTTAAATGGGTTCACAGATGGTTTGGGGGTTTGTTTTTCTTGATTATCTTGCATGTGATGTGGAGTCCAAGTCATGATTCATTGACCTCATTCTACTTTTTCTTTTTTATCTTCAGATTTTTTTGATTCTTCATCTTTTTTCTTAGCGGGTTGAACCCCAAAAGTAGCTAATGTTCCGGTAAATACGCTGGCTATAAAAGTCGGATCTATGTTTTTTTGAGGAATACCAGGAACAGTTACATAATTAAGAGTCAGAATTGCTGCTGACCAACTTAATATAACAACTCTCACTAAGGTAGAAACACCCTCATCAGCCCACTCAAACTTATCCTTTTTGGTTTCCTCTTTTTTTGTAGGCAGTTTTGAATCTGTCATTTAAAAGAGGCACAAGGCTCTTTTATTTATTAATAAATCCCTTGTCAATAAGATACTTTCTAGTTAGTGGAGTTGGTTCATAAACCTCCCACATTCTACCTCTTGCACAAGCAGAAAGGGCAGCAGCAGTCATACCTTCTGTTTTACCTGCCCATGTTGCCTCTGCTTCCCATGGTACTGCTGATTTGGGATAGGTGCGTTCTGCCATATTACGCCAAAACTTAGGAACCTCTTCTTCGGGTTTAATGACGGCAATAAAACTATTATTAATAGTTCCTGCCATACAATCCTGTGCAGCGTGCCATCCCTCATGACGCATCACACTCATAAGAACATGTGGACGATGCATGAATGCCTTATTAAGGAAGAAATTATTTCCTACAGTATGATAAACACCACGATGTCCAACAGGAAAATATTTTTGATCTGCTAGAAACACATTAACTCTGACTTGTTCCAAAGAAACAAGCATTCTGTGGAATTCACTAGTAATAGAATCATAACTACTATTGGGATAAGCATCAGCAATAGTAGCAATACTTTCGACTTTGTGAACATCTTTAGTGCATTCTCTAAGAAGCATACATCCCATTGAATGCATGGTATTAAAATCTTTATCTTGTAATGGATCTGAATGAGAAGGAAGAACAATTGCTACAGTAGCAATCAAAGATGCAATAATTTTTTTCATGAATAATATGCCTTGTAATAACTAATAATACCAGCAGTGCTTACATTACCTTGTGAAACCCAATCATGAGCACATTCATACATTGATTGAGTTGTATATTTTGGAATAACTCCTTCCATTTGTCCACCATATTTAGCAAGAAGAACTTTTAATGATTGTTCACGGAGAGCAAGTTTTTCTTCACCATATCGCCAATCTTCATTCATAAGAATTGCTCCCGTCCATTTCCAGAACTCCAACCACCAGGACCTTCATGAAAGTTTTCAGATCCTCCAGGAGGATTTAAATGTAGAGTAGTGTTTTGATTTTGTGTCACGATTTCATACATTTTTTGGTGAATATCATCAGGTTCAACAGAAAAATTTTCTTCTCGTTCCTGACGTTTCATTTCTATCTCTTGTTCCATATAATCAAGTTGCTTTTCTGTTTTCACAGGAGCAGGTCCAAACCATTCATCATCTTCAAGATATACAGGTGCCGGAATACCGGTATATGATCCATATCCTTGAGTAAAATGTCCTGACTCACATTCAACTAATGGTGCTTCTAATTCAATATTTTCTATTACTTCTGGCCAGTTAACACTAGTTGCCTGTTTTCTACTAAAAATACCGATTGTCTCTTTAAGTTTTTGAATAATCATTGCCAGTGATAGTGATAGAAATTTCCTTTAGAGTGACACATAGGATCTTGAGATGGTACTCTATATCCCAACATAGATTGTCCTTTGAAATCTGTTCTTCCATTTAGAATCTTTGACCAATGGGCAATACTTTTATTACCACTAGGAGAACTTAGTTTGTTAATCAATCTAGGATCTGGAACTATATAGGAATTATAATTTAATCCTTGATACTGACCTGGAGCAAATACTACTCCAGAAATCGTATTGGGAAACTTATCAGAAAGTACACGATTTAGTACAGAAGCAGCAACACAATATTCATCTGCAGAATTTGGATGTGCTTCTACCTGAACAACTGTTGCCAGGTTTTGATAATCAACAAGTGTGAGTGAGGCAAGAAGTTCTAACATAAATTAATCATCTCCAAGATATTCTAGTGAAAAAATTTCGTGATCATTAATATTTGGATTTAACCATTCGGCAAACTCACATTGAATTGCATAAGCATCTTCAATTGATTTTAGCACATCATCAGTCTCGGTTTCACAGAGAGTGTGCAGTCTATCAACTGCCCAATCATGAGTCGTTTTCAGGGTGTCTTCCAAAGTTACCATAATCTTTCCGCATGTAGCGTCCGAGAATATTGCTATTATAGTACGCCGGGACACCGTTGTCAAGGGATTCACTCAGAACATTATTTAAAAATAATTGCTTCGTTTCTTCATAATTACATGTTCCCTTTGTTTTATGAAGACTCAGTATTTCTCTACTGAAGTTCTCCTTACCATACTTTTTAACATCTTCCTTTAACTCTGGACAAGAACCATAATACTTCTTCCAATCTGATTCTATTTTTACTTTTCTTTTTTTTCCTACCGGCGTTCTAAACGCCCAAAAGTACTTTCTCCCAATGTACTGTCGTTTGTTGGACTTATTGGTAATGAGATACACAAAGCCAAAAAAGTCCCGAACATCATCCCCAGTAAAAGGTCTGTCCAAATATATCCATGGGTTTTCATATGAATCCATTCATATTGTTTAAGCTCTTATTATATATCCATCAACCCTAACAAAGGTATTCTAATAAAAAAGAGGGTTGTTGTCAACCCCCTTGAAGAATTATGTCAGTCTTTCGGCATCTTTGCCCCAGACTTATGTCTGGTTGTGCCTGCCGAGTCAACATAAGTTTCTCTCTCCTTTCTAGGAGATACATAACCGACTCCAGGAACTACACCAGTCTTACCGCCAGCTCTGGCAGCATTTCTATCTGCTGCTCTTTGTGCTGCTCTTTTACGATTGCGATCATAAGAACTCATTGCTTCATCAACCTGATTATCAAATTCCAATATAGCAGCAATTTCTTTCTCAGAGAACAATCCAGTTGCTTCTAATTCTTCTTTCTTAAGATTTGCCTTACGATACTCAAGATCGGCACGGGTGCCTTTATCCATTTTACCCTGAGACTTAGGCTTGGTCTTACCACCTACATCAGGTTGCATTCCAGGGTTTGCTGCCTTTACTCTACGTCCATGAGTGTATTCAGCACCACTCATCTTAGAGTCACCAGAGACCATCTTACCACCTTGAGAACGAGAATCAGCATACTGTTTGTCAGTCTGACCGTGCTTACCCTTGTAGAGTTCTTCTACATTCTCTTCACTCATACGCTTCACGACCTTCTCTGCCTGACGCTTAATGAATCCTTTGATGCCTTTCTTTGCCTTATCCCTTGCCTTACCAGGAGCACTCTTAACGGCATCTGCTGCCTTAGTGGCACTGTGTGCTGCCTTTCTACCTGCTCTTCCCATCTCGTCCTTGGCGATAGTACCAGCAATCTCAACACCTGCCTTGGCAGCCTTGGCAGTTCCAACTGCTCTGTCAGCAGCACCCTTGACGGCATCTCCTGCCTTCTTCATGGCGTCTCCTGCCTTCCTCATGGCAAACCTTCTTCGGGCACCCACAGGAGCACCAGACGCTCTTTTTGCTTGGGTATCATGTCCGAAAGTTACCTTTGCTTCATCAATATAATCATTAGCAGCATCCTCAATCATTAAGACTGCATCTTCCTCAGAATAACCTTCCTCAATGAGTTCATCAATTAATTCATCACAAATATCATCAAACAGTTCTTCATTGAGGTCTTCTGTTGGTTCGTAAAATTCTTCACAGACTTTTTTGAAGTCATGAAATTGTTTTTGAGACAGGGACATTGTTCTTTATATTATATCCATATATGGATATTTATAAAAAAAAGAGGGACTACTCGTCCCTCTTGTATGCTTGATATCCATCATATTCACCGAACATATAGGAATCAGACAATGCGGCCTCTCTATATGTTCTCATAGAATCTTCAACGATTGGTGTCAAAGGTTCTATTTCATCCATTTCTTTCCATATTTTTTCAAAGGCTAAATCCCGCGAAGGTGTCTCCTTTAACATCTTGTTTGATTCCTCCAACGATGTAGGACTCGACTTCAGTTTCTTGTGGGGCAACTTGGAGTCCT